CTAATGCAACATTGCCTGTACCTGTTGTAACGCTATCCAAAGCAGTATCACCCAAAGCTACGTTATTTGTACCAGTTGGATAATTACCATCAAGTTTGATAGTTCCGCCATCTATTGAGACGTTACCTGCTACTGTAAGACCATCTGTTACTGCTGTACCTGTTACGTCTATGCCTGTGGAGGTTGTGGCTAGTTTTTGTGAGTTGTCATAGTACATTGATGCTGAACCATCAGAGATTCCAACGAACATATTTTCGCCAGTGTATTTCTGAAGTTTAACTTGAGTTCCTCTGATTTGAATGTTGCCAGTACCTGCATCATCAATAAAACTATTAGAACCATCATGATAAATCTGTAAATCTGAACCAGCTCCAAAGACTGCCTTGTCGTTATCAGCAAATAATATGTCGTTACCATTAGATGCTAAATCACCACCTAACTGTGGAGTAGAATCTTCAACAACTTCATTAGTTGCAGCAACGGTAGTATCTACATAAGCTTTGATAGATTGTTGAGATGCTATACCTGTAGCACTGTTTGAAGACATATCATCTTCATCAAGGAAAGCTTTACCGTCTAAAATGTTTAATTCGGCTGCAGTACTTGTAACACCGTCAAGGATATTAAGTTCGGCTGCTGTAGAAGTTACACCATCTAATATATTTAATTCAGTAGCAGTACTTGTAACTGTTGTACCATTTATTGAAAGTGCATCAGTTTCTAAAGTTCCATCAATGTCTGCATCACCTGATACGTCAAGTGATCCTGCATCTAACTCACCACTAATGGTTATGTTTCTACCACCTGTAATATCTTTGTTAGCATCTGTAACAACAGCTTTACTTGCTATAACTGTTCCGTTTGTAATACCATCTATAAGATTAATATCGGTTGCACTAGCTGTAACTCCGTCAAGGATGTTTAATTCTGCAGCAGTTGAAGTTACACCATCTAAGATATTAAGCTCTGCAGTTGTACTTGTAACTCCGTCTAAAATGTTTAACTCGGCTGCTGTGGATGTCACTCCATCTAATATGTTTAGTTCAGCAGCAGTTGAGGTAACTGTAGTACCATTTATAGCAAGGGTATCTATTTCAGCAGTACCATCAATATATAAGTTTCTCCATTGTTGTGAAGAACTTCCTAGGTCATAGGTATCATCATCGTCAGGGATAATGTTAGAATCAACGTCAGCACCAAATACAACATTGTCAGTAGCTGCATCACCCATAGTGATTGTACCACCGTTAAAAGTTGTTGTACCTGTAACTGTAAGATTACCACCAACACTTACGTTTCCAGTTGTGGTAACAGAATCAATGTAAGCATTTTTAAAATATAAAGAACTTGTACCTAAATCAACATCGCTGTCTGTAACAGGTATAATAGCACCATCGGCTATGTATAACTGTTGTACAGGTGCTGAAGATACTTCTACATAAAACTCAATGTAGTTATTTGTAGTATCTATCAGTACTTTGTTGTTTGGAGATGTTTCTCCTGCATCACCAATCAATCCTATAACAGGTCCTTCAGCAGTAGTACCATCATGTGCATGACCTGATGTATTGCTAAACGCATTTAAAAGTTGATTGTATTCATTATTGAATAACGCAGCAGTTATTGTGTCTCCATCTGAAAACGAACTCTGTCTTATGTAACCTGCCATTATTTAATCTCCGTATTTATTTTATTAGCCTACTAAATTTTTTGTAACTGATGCAGGGTTAATTTGTTCTGCAATCTTTGCATCAAGATTATCTTTTAAAGATTGTACGTCTTCTTCACCCATTGCAGTTTCTATCCAGCCTTGTACAGTTGCAGCATCAACACTATCAAAAGCTATAAAGCTTGAAATGTCTGCTGTGTCTAACGACTGTGTTCCATAGACTGAAGCAGTTAAATTATTTCCATCTGCATCTTGATTTGCATCATCTTCTGCATTAAGTCTCCAATGAACATTATAGATTACATCTACATTGTCATCTAGTGTAGGGTAAGTATCAACTGTAGATACGTTCCAATTATATGTTATTGCCATTTTTGTTATCTCCTACCTGACGGTATAAAATCGATATATAAACCATTTATTTTGTATGGTGCTTTGTTGTCATCTGTAATCACAGTAAAGTTATTACTGGTACCACTTCCTTGTACTGGTATTCTTATCATTGGGGCTGCTGAACCGCCAAAGACATTAGTGCCTAATACAGCTTCAGCAAACACTGAAGGAGGATTAACCGTACCAAATAAAAAATTAGAAGGTGGTTGTGGTGTATCAGGATTACTAAAGTCATATCTAACTTGTAATTCTGGACTCACAATACCTTCTGCTGAAACAGAAACTCTAACGTAATGTAACGTTTTTAAAGTTCCTAAGTCTCCGTAATCGTAATCTGGTGTGGCGTATCTAGCAAGTATGTTAGTCCCATCAAAAGTATTACCTGAGTCGTGTACAAAAATGTAACCATCAGTATCCCCGTGATAATATTCTTCAACACCATTTTCATTAAATCCTGAACCTATACCGGTTACTTCTATTCCTCTTGTTTCTGACCATTCAAACCCGTTTGGTCTAAGTGTTCCTATAACACCTCTTTGTACTGCATTAGCTGCACTGGTGTCTGTATAAAATAATCTATATTGAGACTTTTCTCTAAGCACTACGCTTGAAATTAAATATTTGTCTACGTTTTGTGCAATGGTTGTAATGATAGGTTGGATAGCTTTACTAACTGTACCTAACTCAACGTCTCCAATTCTCGCTGTACCAGCAACTGTTCTTAACCCGTCTGGTGCTAAGAAGATAAGGTCACCACCAATCTCTTGAATACTGTAGCCACTTAAACAACCTACGTTTTCTGCAACAGGTACTATGGCTACTGTGTTGGCATCATTAATGTTTATAAGTTTGTGTATACTGTTTTCACAAAATACAAATAAATCTTCACGGAAACCTCTAATGCCTACAACCCTATCTGAAATGGTTACTGAACCTGCTCCAGACCCTGTAAAGTTATCGGGGTCGTTGTTAACACTATAGTAAACAGTGTTCTCGTTGTCTTCAACACCAGCAGCTATTAAATGATGGTCGTGACCTGTAATATGTGTTACACCTTTTGTACCTGCAACAGTTATTTCTTGTGTAAAAAATGTTCTAGTGCTTAAAGCTCCTGTGCCTTCCATTCTAAAACTAAAAGGTTTGTTAGCTCCATCGGCTATAATTATTTCACCGTAGTCGTGTCCAGCACCTTCAAACATCGCAAAACTTATTTGCCCTTGTCCAGTTCTGGCTGTAACGCTTTTACCTGTAAAGGTTGCGTAATTATCACCGCCACCTGCAGATAGTTTATTAATTTCTACCCACGTAATTCCATCTTGGCTAAAATAAATGTCAGTACTTGCACAGACTATAACGCCATCAGCATAAGGTGTAACACCTAAAATATTATCGGCACTTCCAGTCGGTTGTACACTATTTGATTCACCAAATTTAGTGTAACCATTTATACGCCTATACCCACCTTCAATAGAAACTTCAAAGTTTTTAAGGTCTGTAGCTACGCCCGGTGTTTTAAGTAAGTCAATTTGATTTGAAGCTGTGACTAAACCACCAGAACATGCAACTGTATAGGGTTGTGATGCTGCCATAAATTAAAAGTATCTTCTATCGTCTGTCATTGTACGAGGAGTTGGGTTTACCAAGTTAGACTTCATAGTCCTCATCGCTTTTTTATAATCATCCATAGCAAAAGCTGCTTGTTGTGGAGATTCTTTAAACTGCCAAATATAATATCTTGTCTTTGCAGTTATAACATTCGTGTATTGTTCGGGGAAGACAACTGTGTCTCCGTGTGCTACAAGTTTTGTAGGCTTTTCAAATGCATAAAAGTGTACGTTGTACTCTTTATCAGGTATTGGACTTAAGCCAAACTTTCTTGCATCTGGTGATTTAATAACAAACTTTGGTTCTCCATAAGCTTGTGTATTAGCATCATCTTCGTTTTCGCTGTCTCTGTAATATCTTTTCCAATCAGCTAAGTTTAAAAACTTTAATCCTCTTGAGACAAAAGGAGCTGTTTCACCACTGACGTTAATCGTGGTTAAATAAAAATCATCCCAGTCTATCGAACCGTAATCATCTGCGATGCTTGAGCTACTAGCTTTGAGTTCGTACCATCTAGTACCTGCTGTTGTAGCTACCGTCACGTTTCCATAGAAGGGGTCAGTTGCACCACTTTCACCTGCTGTGAGAAATGGTAACTGTGGTTCTTCATTTGCTATATCGAATATAGACTTGTTGATGGCATCCTTGACAAACTGTTGAAGTCCTACAGCGTTTGCAAAGTTTGCAGAAGTAAGAGGTATTTCGTTGAGTTCTCTAAGAACTTCGTTAGTTAAATCTAAGTATGTTGTTGCCATTATTTTTTATGAACCTTTTGAATTGAGAAGTTTGCAGATTTACTAGCTCCTTTATGAGCTGCATAACCCGTCTTAGGGTCTTTCATTAGTTTGTAAGACTTACCGGACTTCATCCAGTGATAGCCTTTAGGTGCTTGAACTTTCATTAACAGGCTTTACCTTTAGGACACTCACCGTGTTTGTATGAAGGCTGTCCACCTTTTTTCATACCAATCTTGCCACCACTATATTTCATTTCACGTCTAGCCATTTCATTACCAATATTAGAATGTCCACCCATTCCTTTTTTCATTCTTTTTGTTCCACAATGCATAATAAATTCCTTTTAAAACTATTCAGGTTTGTTTTGAAGCTCGTCAGTTTGCTCGTCAATATTTTCAACAACTGTGTCAATTACGCCTTCGTAAGTTTCAGCTACTGTATTAACAACGCCACTAACGTCTTGTAATGCTGCTCCTGAAATATTTCCAGCAGTTTTAACAGTTGTATCAACTGTGGTCATGGCAATATCTTTACCACCTTCAATCACTGAATTAACAGTTGCACATGAAGTTGCAAATAAGCCA